CGATCACGGCGGCGGTGTTCAACATCACACAGATCGTGCGCAAGGTCGACCATCTGCTGCTCGTGTTGGAGACGGTGCAATCGTGAGCGTCAAGCTGACCTGGTACGGCGACAAGATCAAAAAGCGCATCGAAGAGGCCCAGCGGCTCGGCATCGATGAAACGACGCTGGCCTGTCAGGACCCGGCCATGAGCCGGGTGCGCGTGCGCACGGGCAATCTGCGACGCAGCATTCCGAGAGGGCATCAGGCGGCACGACGCGAGGGCGGAAGGTGGGTGGGCCGCTGGGGCTCGGCAGATGTTTCATATGCCCTGTGGCAGGAGATCGGCACGGCGCGCATGTCGGCGCAGCCGTATCTGCGACCGGCGGCGCAGATCCAGTACCCGCGTCTAGCGGGCAGGATTCGCGCCTTCTTTGCGAGGGGCGCATGAGCATCGCCAACCCGTTGACGGCAGTCCGCTCGCATCTGCTGAACGATGCCGATCTGCGCACGCTCGCGAGCACGCGCATCTATGCGGGCGAGCTGCCGAAGACCGATGCGAGCGCCATGCCGCGGCAAGCCGTGGTTGTGACTTTGGCCGGGGGCGGCGGCCCGGCGTCCGATGTGCCGATCATGCAGATCGTGATCGATGTGACCTGCTACGGCGCGACCGGCTTGCAGGCGACAAGCCTGTATCTGGCAACGCGGGCGGCGCTGCGCACCTTGCGCCGCGACCTTGCGGCGGATTCGCTCTTGCATTCTGCCGTCGAACTTTCCGGGCCAATGGAACTGCGTGACCCGGATACTGATTGGCCGCTAACGTGGTCAAGCTGGCGTGTCATCGCCAGCGAATAGCAACACAGGGAGATTGGATCATGGGAAACAATTTACCTTACGAGATCATCGTTGGCGTGGGCCACGTGTATCTCGCGCCCGTGGGGACTGCGTTCCCCGACACCGACGAAACGCCGGGGGCGTATTGGCTTGATCTGGGCTGCACCGACGATGACGGCGTGACCGTCTCGCATATCCGGGAGTACGATGAGCACTTTAAAGGGTGCTCTCCGCAGGTGCAGAAGGTCACCCTGAACAGCGCGCGCGACGAGATCGCCTTCAACTTAGCGGAGATCACCCCGCAGCGCTACGCCAGGCTGCTCGATGATGCCGCGGTGGTCGCTGTCGCTGCCGCCAGTGGCACGCCTGGCACGCAGTATTTTCGCATCGCGCCCAACAGCACGCCGGCGCAATACGCCTGCCTGATTCGGGGCGCATCCCCGCTCTCCGATGCCGATGCACAGTACGAGTATGCGCGCGTGTCCGTCTCGGATACGGTGGAAGTGCAATACTCGAAAGCCGACGCCTCGACGCTGTCTGTCAAGCTGTCCGCCTTCGAAGACTTGGAATATCCAGGGCGCTTTGGCACGTATCGCGCGCAAGCCTCCGTGGCGGCATAATGGCGACGCGCATCCTGACGCTGGACACCCTGGCGGAGCGGCCCGTGGTCTGTATTGATAAGACCGATTACACGCTCAAAACGGCTGAGGATTTCGGCCTGGCCGACCTGGCGCGCATCCAACGCGCCCAGAACGATCTGGCCGGATTGATGGATCGGGATGATCTGACCGATGCGGAGATTGACCGGCTGGCGGGGGTGTTGGACGATCTGACGGCCCTGGTGCTGCCGGAGATGCCGGTCGAGGTGCGGGATCGGTTGCGGGATGGTCAGAAGCTCGCCATCATCAAGGCTTTTCGAGAGGCGACGGAGGCGAGCCAGCCCCAGGCGCTCCCGTCGCCGACGAACCAGCCGACTGGGGCGCCCTGATTCCCCGCTTGCAGCGTTTCTACGGCGGGGATCCGGACGTCTGGCTGAACCTGCCGCTGCGCTGGCTGCGGGCTTACCAGGCCATGTATGGGCCATTACAGGCCGAAGAAGCGCTGCTGGGCGCGCAGATCGGCATGGCAGCGGACAGCAACATCGATCACCGCAAGCGCCAGAAGGTGCTAGACGGCTGGCGGCGCCAGGTGGACGGATCGACAAGGAAACCGAAAGCGAAGCGCGAGCCGATGAAGCGGGAAGAGTTCGAGCGCATGATGCAGAGCTTGGGGATGGTGAGCCGTGGGTGATGAAACTCTGGGCCGGGCGGTACTGGCGCTGACGACCGATGACGCGGGGATAGGCCGCGGTCTGAGCAAGGCTGAGCGCGATGTGAAGGGCTGGTCATCCCGCATCAGCGGATCAATGCTGGGCATGGTCGGCATCGGCGCGGGCATCGGTGGCGCAATCGCGGCGGTAAGCGGCTTCCTGGCCGATTCAGTCAAGGAGGCCGCTGCCGCTGATCGCATCATGGCGCAGCTCAACGCCACGCTGACCTCCACGGGCGGCGCGTCGGGCCAGACTTCCGCATCAATCACGCGACTCTCCGATTCGCTCGCCGTCCTCTCTGGGGTGGAAGACGACGCGATCACCAGCGCGCAGTCCATGCTGCTGACGTTTACGAGCGTCGGCGGCTCTACCTTCCCACAGGCAACGCAGGCCATTCTCGACATGGCAACCGCCATGAACGGCGGCGCGATCCCCGCCGAAGAACAACTGCGGCAAACGACCATCCTGGTCGGCAAGGCGCTCAACGATCCCATCACCGGCTTGACGGCGCTCAGGCGCGTCGGGGTGGCATTCTCCGAGTCGCAAAAAGATGCCATCAAGACGATGATGGAGATGAACGATGTCGCCGGCGCGCAAGCGATCATTCTGCAGGAGCTGTCGAAGGAGTTCGGCGGCAGTGCGGCGGCGGCGGGGCAATCGTTTGCGGGCCGGATGCAGATCGCGACCAACGAGGTAAACAACTTCAAGGAGGCGGTTGGCGGCTCGGCACTGCCGCTGCTTACACAGTTTGCGGATGCGCTCGCCAAGATCGCCCGCAGCGCGCGCGAGGTGTTGACCGATGCCGAAGGCGCGGCGCAGATTCAGGCGCTACAGAACGCCGTGGGCATGTTGGAAGTCAGCACGAACAACCTGGCGGAAGCCGAAAATTGGCTGAACCAGGCGCGCGCGGCGGGCATGGATACCTCCGCTGCGCAAGCGGCCGTGGATCTGGCGACGGCCCGGCGTGATGCGGCGGTGGCAGCGTTGGATGGCATCAACGCGGCCCACGCGGAGGAAGGCGCGCTCAAAAAGGTTGCGGGCGCGGCGGGTGAGGCATCAGAAGGTATTGACGACTTCAACGCAGCGAATAAAAGCCTGGTGCGCGCGGGCGGCATGATCGCCGATACGTTGGAGCGCCAGAAGGATCAGCTTGCGGCGCTGCTGGCGTTGCGCGAGCGCGAAAAGTTTCTTGGCAGGGCCATGCCCACCGGGCCGAATCTGGATTGGATGGGCGTGATTCAGAACATGCCGCAGCCCCGTTTCGATGATGCGCCGACCGAGGAGGAGCAGGCGGCGGTCATGGCCCGCGTGCTGGCCGGCCAGGAAACCATCGCCGCCAATGGCAAGCGGCTGAATACCTCCGTCGCCGGGGACTACTCGCAGAAAATGAGCGCGGCGGTCAACCTGGTTTCGGGCTATCTCGGAACGGCGATGGATGACGTAAAGCGGCTGATGGGTGATGCGCTCGGCGCAGCGGGCGGCGGCATGAAGCCGGGCGAGAATGGCCCGTTTGAGAACATCTTCCGGGCCGCCGACGTGGCGGTCAACGGCGCAAAGTCGCCCTGGGCTGAGAAGTTGGGGCTGACGCAAGAAGCCGCCATGCAGATCGTCAAGGACTTTACCAGCGGTGCGATGACCGGGGCTGTGCAGGCGCTCATCAATGTGCCGGCGCTGATCCAGGCGGCCAAGACGGCACAGACGGCCGCGGCGCTCAAAGACAAGTTCGTGGCCGATATTGCGGCCGCGGCGGGCACGGGTACATCGGTGGTGGAAGCCCTCTTCGGCGCGGCGGGTGGGAGTACCGGCGACAAGAAAGCGGCGATTGTCGGCGCCGACAAGACGGCGACGGCGATTGTCGGCGGCGTCAAGGGCGCGCTGGATACCATCGTCAAAGATGTGCAGGCCATCGGCAGTACGTTCATGGACAACATCATCGCCGGTATGAAGCTGCAGCAGCAGGCGATGATCGATTATTGGGCCACGGTGATGAAGACGCTCGCGGCGATGATGCCGACTTTGCCATCATTGACACCCGGCGGCGCAACGCCGCCAACCGGCCCAGCCGGGCCGACCGGCGTGAATTCTATGACCGGTTTGGGGGCCATGACGGCAGCGACGGCCGCGGCGGGTAGCGGTAACCGTTCTTATCAAAACACCTTCAACGTGACGATCCATGCGCCAGGCGGCGACGCCAACCAGGTGCGCCGGGCGGCTGAGCAGGGCGTGCTGAGTGCGGCGCGCGCAATGGGGATGCGATGAGTTACAGAATCACGCAGTTCGGCACGGTGACGCTGCCGGATCTCGACCCGGAAGACGACGTGAGCACGTTCGAGGCGCGCAACTCGGTGGTCACGCTGCCCGATGGCTGGTTCGACGTGCGCGGCGGCGAGCGCTCGCGGCGCAATCCGCTGCCGCTGACCGTGCGCCGCTCGCTGATCTCGGAGCCGACCGATATCGAGACGGCCGCCGATGTGTCGCGCACTGAATACAACGCGCTGCGTGTGCTCGTGGGCACGCGGGAGAAACTGTATCGCACTTGGTCGGACGTGGCGGCGACCGTCGAATGGACCTGTGCGCGGCTGTTGCGCGTCGGCGGCCGGGCGGATCGCAAAGACAATCGCGGCATGGCGGAATTGGAACTGGCGTTCCAGATCAGTTCGCCGTCATGGTACAGCGTGACACAGGTCAACACGACCGGGCCATATTTCGGGCCGGCGCACGAGATGAGTCGCACGCTCGAAAACACCGGCAACTGTAACGTTATCGATGCCGTAATCACCCTGACGAATAGCGTCGTGACAATCGGCTCGACGCTGACCTATCTCAAGATCGTCAACAACACGACCGGGCACACAATCGAGTGGAACGGCACGTTAGGCCAGAACAAGGCGCTAATCATCAACTGCGGCGCGCAGACCATCACGAATGACGGCGTTGACGCCTACAGGGGATTCGTGCGGCCTACGACGCAGGAACGTTGGATGGAGTTTGCGCCCGGCAACAACGAACTTGACATTTACGCCACCGGCGAATCTGATTACGCCTATCTGCGCTATGTATTCTACCCGCCCTGGGAGTGACGTATGTGGATTGACATCGAGGACGCCGCGGGCAACAAGCTCAGCAGCGGGCCGCTGACCACGGCAAGCGGCTGGCGCCAGACCAAGCGCCTCAAGCGCGCCGGCGAGTTCGCATTTACCTTCCCGGCGAGCGATCCGAAAGCGGCTGATCTGACGTATCGGCGGCGCGTGCGCTGTTGGGAGTTTGATCCGCTCCTCAAGAGGCTGGTGGATGGCGGCTCCGGCGTTGTGGAAACCCTGCGCACGTCCGTTGACGCATCCGGGGCGGCCATCATCCAGGTCATGGGGGGCGATCTGCTGCGCGAGCTGGCAGATAGGACGGTTGGCGATCTCAAGCTGATGGTCGAAAGCACTTATGCGCCGACTGAGGTCAGTCAGCAGATCGCATCGCCGCCATCGGGCGACGTGCTCACTGACGCCTATGACGGCAACTTGGGCACATCTGAAAATGTGACGCTGACCGGCTCAGCCACGGGCGCGCCCAATGACTGGATATATGTCGGCCATACGAAGGAGTTCAGCCGGGTTTCGTTCACGCTGGGGGTCAACGTCAACGCCGTAAACTCCGAGCTGCGCGGCCAATTCCTGAGCACCTACGCTGACGGCTCGGTGGGTTGGGAGTCTGCCAAAATCACGACGGATGGCACGAAGACCGGGGCCGCGCCGAACGAAAAGACCTTTGCGCAATCCGGCATCGTGACTTTCGATCCGCCTTCCGGGTGGGAGCCGCTCGGTAGCGACTACCTGGTGCGTTTCTATGTGACCGCCGATATCGATGATGTGGACTTCGCCGAGATCGAGGTCAAGATCTTCGAGCCAACCACAACGGCGTTAGCAGACGTGATGGCCTTTGCGCCGGCGGGCTGGTCGCTCGATGCGGGCCTGGGCTACACGGCGACGAAAGCCGGCGTGTATCTGACCATGAGCGGCGAAAGCGTCCTGACGACGCTCATCAGGATTGCGGAGCATACCGGCGAGAACTTCACCGGTGGCTTCGGGCGCAACCTGATCTGGTTACAGGATGAGCAGCGGGATTCGGGCTTGCGGGCCGTGGCGCATATTGATCCCATCGCGGCGGAGGATGCGCCCGAGATCGTGCTGATCTCCGACCTGCAGGCCGCGCCCGACGGCGACGCCTCGGACATCATCAGCCGCGTCTATCCATTCGGAGGCGGCATCGCTAAGATGCGCCCGACGCTGGCCTTGACCACGAAGAGCGCGCCGGCTGGCTACACCCTGGACACGACAAACAACTATCTCAAGTGCGATGCGACCGAGACGGCCTACGGGCGCATCGAAGTCGTCCAGGCGTGGAGCGACATCGTCGCGAAGGACACCAGCGGCACGCAGAAAGCCGAAGCCGCCGACGCGCTATTTGACCGGGCGTTGGAGTTTCTTCAGGAGCACGCCACGCCGCTGGAGACCTACAGTGCCAACGTGCTGAAACTCTCCCGGCCATTGCTGCCGGGCTATCGGGTGCGCGTCGTCTATGATGAGTTTGTGGACGGCTATCACGCCGTCGCCGTCGATGCCGTGCTGTGGGTGATTGACACCACGACCGAGATCAACGCTTCCGGCGTGCATATGACCGGCCTGCAAATGGCGACGCTGCCACGTGCGCCGCAGACCTCGGCGGGGCTGAGCACTAACAGCATGGCGCAATCCACCGGCCTGGCGGCTGTGGCGCCGCCGACGCTGGGGCGCAATTCGACGGCGCTCGGCACGCCGTCATTTATCAGCGTCGAGAATGGCATGGTGACGGCTATCAACCGGGTGGCCGGTGTCAGCGGCACATTTGAGACAGGTCAAGGCGGGTTGGGTAACATGGGCGAGATCCGTGTCGAGAACGGCATCATCGTTGCCGTTACTGAGGCATCTTGAGTGTGGTGATAATGCGGATTCTGCACACAGATGGCCGCTGATCCTCTTGCAAACTGGACCGGGGCGGGGATCGGCGAGGGGGTGACTACCTCGCCGTTGTATGCCCGTGAGCAGCCTGAAATCAATGCGCGGGCGGTGGCACTGTGGCAGATGGCTGAGACGCTGCTGATCTGGGCGGAGTTCGGCGGGTGGTATATGGTCTCCAGCCTCTTGCGGCGCGCTGAGCCGGTCGGTTGGAGCAGCGCCGCCTACATTCGGAGGACGTTATGACGCCCAATAAGCGGGCCTGGTCGATGGCGGCGCTCATGGCGGGCTTGCTGGCGCTGGTCGCGCTGGCGTGCTCGGATGATGGCACGCCGGACGTGCGGCAGAGCCGGGGCATCATGCAGCCGCGCGGCGATCTGATGACCGTGATGGTGACGCCGATGGCGACGGCCACGCGCCCACCGATGGCTACGCTGTGGAGTCCGATGGAGGTTGTACCGTCTACAGCAACAGCCGAAGGGTGGAGCGTCTATTCGCGTTCCGGGCCGGTTACAGTGCAGCCCACATCCTCATGTGTGACGAATAACTGTTGGCAGTGGAACAAACAAACTCCATCAGCCGCGAGTGCCTATGTCTACTGGACATTGCCCACGCCGTATCTCATAGACGCCACGCCTGATGCCTCGCTACATATAGCGTTTGACATACAGGTGCTTGAAACGCCTAGTGGTGATGCGAATGTCTTTATGCTCAAACCCGGAAGCACCACTTTCTGGCCGAAATTGGTAATTAGGAACTCTGGTGTGTTTGAGTATACACCCTACAACGGTATCACGTGGCAGTGGGCTATCAGCCCCAACACCTGGCAGCACGTCGATATCTATGCGGATCAGCAGCCGCAGAACTATCGATCCACCAAAACACCACAGGCGGGAGAATATCCGCACACGGTATCGATTGATGGCACCCCAATCGCAACGCCTACCGGACTGGCTCCAAGTCTTGAGTGGGACGGCACCAACACGATCACCAGGATTTTGTTTGGATCGGAACTGCAATCATCATCCTACAAATTCGCCCTCGACAATGTGCTGGTCGAGGTCTGCCGCTCGGCATCGGGAACCTGTGTGACGCCCACGCCGCAGCCGCTCTACGTCGAGGTCACGGCCACCAACAGTCCGACGCCAGCAACAACCAACACGTTCACGCCGACGCCGAGCAATACGCCGACGATAACGCCCACGCCCGCGCCGACGTGGACGCCAGCGCCCACAGCTACGCCAGCGCCGACTAATACGCCGGGGCCGACGCCGACGCCACGGCCCACCATCGCCAACCAAAGCAGCGACAACATTCACGTTTATGACATTGACACGTTCAACGCCTACAGTGGCAACTGCACCGCGCTGGTCGCGGCGGGCGCGACTGAGACCTGGAGTATCAGCGGATCGGCGGTGTATGAGGACGTAGGTCTAAATGTTTCCAGTTTGGTTGTATGCAACGTGGGCGACATCCCCAAACAATGCGACCTATCCTCGACATGGCTGACTACCGGCTACTCAGAGGCATTTATCGGGGTGGTGGGCTGCTACCCGGCCTTCAACGCCTGCACCGCGCCGTCAAATTATCGGGAGCTATTCGGCGGAGCGCAGACGCAACCCTGTACATTTGGCGGAGTTCCCGTAGGCGGCGAACACAGCGGGATGTATGATGAGCGGTGGTGGGTTTATCCTTTCGGCGTGCTGAGTCAAAACTACAGTGACAGGCTGCAAATTCAAGCATTCGGCGGCGGCCTCTCGTTTGGCCCGATCTGTTCATCTGCCGGCAGCGCCATCGAGATCGCCGTCGATTGCGGGCCGACGCCGACGCCGCGCCCGACGCGCACGCCATCGCCAACACCATCGCCCACTGTGACGCGCACGCCGGGGCCGACGCGCGCCACGGCCACGGCAACACTCACGCCCACAGCTTGGAGCGGCATCACCTGTCCGACGGCGGTTGTGACGGTGGATGCGAATCGCGCCGACTGGACAGCGATCCCCGCCACGCCGATGCCGCTGAGCGCGGCCAATGCATCCTACATCTGGCCGGCAGTGACGCCCAGTGTTGCCGATCTGTCCGGCATCTTCTGGTGCGCCCATAGCTCAGACACGCTCTACCTGAGCGGGGTGATTACAGATTCGGTGCTCTACCAGGACTCGGCGCCGATTGACGATGACGCCGCGCAGATTGCGGTGGACGGCTGGGGGGATGGCTTCCTGCGCTACCGGGCGGATGATCATGAGCTGACGATCACGCAGGATGGGCGGCTGAGGGATCTGGCGACGCTGCCGATCACGGCGACGGTAGCAACCACGTTGACGGTCGGCGGCTGGCAATTCGAGATCGGCATTCCGAAAGCCATCATCGAACTGCCCACACTGACGCAGCGCATCATCGGCCTGGTGTTCGGCTTGATCGACGATGACGATGGGGGCCAGCTCGATCAGCAGATTATCGCGCCGACGCGCACGGTGCTCTTGCAGTAAGGTCGAGTATTTAGCAGCCTTTATGGTTGGATGCTATCCGGGGATTGGAGGAGGTGACAGAGGCAGGCGTTGCCTGCCTCTGTGGTGATAACGAGAGTTACGGCGCCAACGTCTCCGCCCACTGCGCGGCCAGTTGCTCCCACGTCAGCCCGGCTGATTTGCGGGCCGTATTGAGGCGTTCCCACGTTGTGGGGGACAGATTCACCGTCTTGTGTACCTTGTGCGTCTTGCGCCGTGTAAGCCCCATTACACGGGCTTCCTGCGGCGCATCCTCGATCACGGTGAGCTTGCCATTTAGGCGCATCGTCAGTTCCTGCGGCGCATCGCCGCCAACCAGCACCACATGCTCGGCAGGCTGCTCACCCAGCGCCCACACGGCGGCATTCGGCGAGACGTTCGAGAGCGACTGTGCGACCGTCCAGGGCAGCTCCGGCAGGCCCACGGCGCGGCGCAGCTCGTTGCGGCGCTCGTGATGCAACTGGACGATCTGATTCTCATACCGGCCCCACCACGCGTGGCTCACGTCCGAATGGATGAACTCGGCGAACTGGCGCAGGCTGCACTTCTCGCGCAGCTCGTCATAGATGCAGCGATAGTCATCCTCGGTCAGATCCTCCGCCAGTTCGGCGGCGATGGTCAACAGTTTGGTCTTCATAGTGTTGCTCCTGGGCCAGTGTGACCCAAACTACATCTTCCCCGGCTTCGGCGGCAGTTGGCCGCATAGTGGTTTCAGTGCGGCAGTTCTGGCAGACAAACCAGACGCCTTCGGCGGTTTGGCGCATGATCATGCGGCCGGCACACGCGCCGCAGTGGGCGATCAAGGTTTCGGGCATCGATGTGACCTCGTTGTCAGATCAGAAGCGGCTCATAGATCAACCCGTCGGCTGTAACCGTGATCCGATCAATCGGCACGTCAGCGGAGATATCGGCCTCTGACCATTTCTGCGGCCAGACATTCAACGCCCACATCTCCCGGATACGCGCTTCTTCTTCAGCGTTAATGAGATCAACGCCAGCGCGCTCCTGGATATCGAGTATCCGTTCCAGTCCGTAGGCGCGGCCGGGCATTGTCAGCGGCCCCATGCGCTGTCCATTGACGGAAAACTTTCCGTCCTGACGCAGCTCGGGTGACGCCTTTCGTTTACGCCAACGCGGCTGTTTCAATTCTGCATAGAGCGGGCGCAATTCCGTCAATGGCGTCAGATGTATCCAGTCTGGATGGCGGATCAGCCGTTCCAGCGCCGTATCACGGCTGGCGAGATTGCAACCAACGCAACCAGTGCGCACCTCGCCGTCGCCGTAGACAGCAGCGATGTCTCGTACATCGTAGCTGTGCCGTTCGTCAAAATACAGCCAGTCATAGACATGGCACAAACGCCAGTGCAGCAGCGGAGCGAGAGTATCGGCAATTGCATCATGGGTGCTGGCCTGGAACCAGCCTTGTCCACATTCGCCTGCATCTCGGCTGCACGAGACGGCGATGCGTTGATCGCGTGCGGCGCTCTCTCCGAGGCGCACACCAGTCAGCATGAGCAGCTTCTGCCCAGTCAATTCACGCAGCGATTGCAGTTTCGCCTCCATAGGCTCGATCTTGAGTTGCGCAGTACACCAGCGGAATGTGTTCGACGGCGGCGGCACACCGCGACCGAGCATATACACGTAGAACCGATCATCCATATTCGGCAAGACGACCTCCGCCTCAAATCCATCGACTCGTAATCGGTCCAGGAGCTCGAACGCGGTGCGTTGTAGTGGGGGCAATTCCATGCGGGTATCAGCATAAAGCACAGTCAAACTCTTCGGCGCTGATATACGTCCCGATCGAATCGCCCATGCCACAAACGTAACCGTGGCGGATGAGTCCTTGCCGCCCGAATATGCGAGCGCCCAATGCGGATAGTTTTCGCCATAGGCCGCCAGACTCGCCAGGGACAATTCTACGGCGTCTTCCAGCCGTAAACGACTATTTTCAAACAGCGATGGCTGTTGTTGCATGGCTATCTCCAGTGTGGTGATAATCAGCGTTACTGTGACAACGGACGATCTACGGGCGGCACGGTCCGGCTGCCGAGATCCTCGACCTTCAGGCGGCGATAGTCGGCGAGGACGGCGGCGAGGTAGCCGTCCCAGGCGGCGGCGGTTACCAGGTGGTCGAGGCCGATGGCGAGGATGCGAGCGCGTGTCGCGTCCGTTACGGGATCGGTGATCTTCAAGGGTGCGAAGCCGCTCATGATGTCCTCTTAGGTGCGGGGCTGGCGCCTGGCCAGCGGATGGCGACGACGTGCCAGCCGTTGGCGTCTGGGGCAAGGCGCTCATCCGGGTGATCGTCGTGCAGGCGAAACGCGCGCTTGCAGAGTGTGGTTTCGAGCACGGAGGGATAGACCTTCTGGCGTCCGAGCTTGAGCAGCATATCCGCCTCGTTACGCTCCAGCTGGATCCCCAGCCCGTGTTTGAGCTGTAGGTAGCAGCGGCCCGTGGGCCGGGCTTGCAGCGTGATGTACATCTGATCGGCGATCTCTTGCAGGGTTGGGCCGTGCATTTTTTGACTCCTCAGAGGGTCAGTATCAGACTCAGCAGTATCAAGCAGTCAAGCCCAGTATCAGAAGTCCTACCCTTAAAAACTTGATACTATCGATAGACGGTACGATCCGGCTGCCGATGTCCCCGGCTTTCAGGCGGCGGTAGTCGGCGAGGACGGCGCGCAGATAGCCGTCCCACTCGGCGACGGCGACCAGGTGGTCGAGGCCGATGGCGAGGATGCATTCACGCGTGGCTTGGGCCATAGGTGGCTCGGAGTCGTCACATTGTGGTTTGACTAACTGAGTCATGTTGCTTGCTCCTACCTCGAAATTCACGACTGCACTCCCGGCCAGCCGCCATAACGCGCCTTGTTGGCGGCGGCCTCGGCGGCCCCTTTGTCTCCGCCGAACACATAGCGGATGTAAAGCGGAGCTGTGCGATCCTGATCTGTCAAAACCGGCGCATTGGGGCGATTTTTGAGCCGCCAGATCAAGGCGCCCATGCCCACGGCGCCCGTTTTGCCCTCGCGCTGCCAGGTCAGGACATGGCCCAGGACGGCATCAAGCGGCAATTTGGCAAACTGCTCAGCGCGTTCGGGGGCCATGCCCACGTCGGGATCGGTCAAAAGCGCTTGTACGGTTTCCGGGCCGGGAGATTTGCCCCCCTTCCCATCCGTTTTCACCCCCCCACCCCCCCCCTTTTTCGGTCTGGTGGGGTGGGTTTTGGTTTGGTTTGGTCTGGTTTGGTCTGGTTTGGTCTGGTCTGGTATATTGCGCCGTCCATCGGACGGGATTGCGACATCCTGCGGATGTCCATCGGACGGCGCTGCGACATCCTGTGGATGTCCATCGGACACGGAATCTGGAGCGGGATCCGGATCAGATTTGTCGCCTCGCAGTTCCCGCTTACGCTCGGCATCGGTGCGCCGTTTCTCGATCAATTTACCGGCGTGCTCCCACCAGTCGTGGATCAGCAAGCCATCGCCGTTCGCCTCCAGGAAGCCGAATTTAGGCCCAAAGCGGCAACCGGTGAGCGCGGCGATCAGTTTGCCAGGCTCGCCGGCCCATTGCAGAGCGGACTCGACGACCTCGGGCGGGTAGATGCTGAGATCCCCATCGGGCGCGTAATCGATGGCCCAGGCCCAAAGGCAGGTGAGATGGCCGATGAGTTGCGGGACGCATATCCCGGCCAGGCGCGCCGCATAGGCCGTCTTTGGGTGATTAGGTAGGTTCAAGTCGAATTCGAGATATGGCATGATGATGGCCTTGTAATGGGTATTACAGCAGCTCTACGGTCTTTGATTTGGCGATGTCATGGATACCGCAGATCGGGCAGCGCACCACGTCGGGGACGATGTAGTAGATGGAGCCTGCATGACCCTGGGGGCACTTGCAGGGGATGGCGCTGCGCGGGCCGTCACTGATGGCCGTGAGGCGGCGCGTTTCGGCGAGCAGGCGGGACAGCGCGCCGATGTGGCTGGCGAGCAGGGCCTCGAGATGGATGAGTAGGTCTGGCATGATGGTTGCTCCGGTGTGGTGATAACGTCTATTACTGCTACTATCGCAGGTAGTATTCCTCCGGCTGGAGGATCTCGAGGACGGGAACGGGTTGCGGCCGGCGGCAGCAATCTGCGGCGTGGCCAGTGAGCCGGCCCGCCATGCCCATCGCGGCCATGACGACCTCGCCGCAGTGGCCGCACCAGCGCTCATCGAGGCCGATCGGGATGACGACATGGACGATCTCCGCATCATCATCCCGATCGGGCAGAGCGGCGGGCGGCGTATACCGCGCGACCAGGCCGTGGGCGGCGCGCAATGCGCTGAGCAGGCCGGCCGGGGTGGGCGTGCGCAATCCGGCGCGCAGCACCAGGGTATCAAGCTCCGTCTCCGTTGGTGGGATGCAAGGTCCGTTCGATGGTGCTTTTGCTGTAGCCGAATTCCACGCAGATGGCCTGGACGTTAATGCCATCGGCGTGAGCACGGTGGATGATCTCCCGATCGTGATCGGTGATGATCCGCCGTTTGCGTTTGCCGGCTGCGCTTTTGGGCGCCGCGCTGGCGGCGGGAACCTCCTGGCTAGCGGCGGCGATCTCGGCGACGTAGCGGGCACTGGGAATGAGATACGCGATCTGGTCCGGGCTGAGTTGCGGGCCATAGCCCACGTCCCGGAGTTTACGGAGCAGCTCGCGCCATTTCTCGGCGTCGGCGCTGACGGTTTGGGTGGCGGTGATCAGGTCACCGATCTGGGCGAGCAGGTCGGCGGGTAGGATGGTTGGTGCGGTCATGGTTGAGATCCTTTTGTCAAGCGCTGAAAAGTATCTTCGGATAACAGAAGATCGGCTAGCTCGCGATGGAGTTCTAGGAGTCGTGCCAAGTTGGCGAGCGCCGCTTGTAGATCATCGGCCGGTTGTCCAACGATGTCTCCAAATACGGCCAGCCAAAGGCCGTTCTCGTTGCGGGTTAATGTGATGAGGTAGATGAGTGGCAGCATACCTGTCCTCATAGTCTGCCTTCCAGTGCGTCTTTCATCCATGCCCATACCGGCTCAGTGTCAGAGCCGTCCTTGTAGCCCCAAGCGGCCATGCAGAGACGCGTCATAGACGCGCCGCGGCGGTACGCCGCGCGCATCATGCCGGCCTCGTCCGCAGTCGGTGGTCTACGGCTCTTGATCTTCGGAATACCGAACGGGCCGCGCACAACCGGCACAACCGTCTGATACACTCCCCGATTTGACCGGTTGTCGGCGGTTGTGGTTGGCACAACCGTTGTCTGGTTGTCAGGCAACTCGTGCGGGCTATCCGGCAGATCTACGCCGTCTACGTCATCGGCGGTCGCGTTGACCGGCAGTTCCAGCATTTCGTCCTCTTCGTGGTAGAGCCGGGATTTGGGCAGCTTGGGCCGACTGGTCAACGGGAATGCCACGGTACAGCCGTATTTCGTGGTGTAGGCCGTGCCAGACGGTAGCTTGGCTAGATTCACGTCACGCGGGATGCCCCACTGATCGCCCACGATGACCTCACTGCGGAAGATCAGCTTGTTACCCAGGTTGCGGCGCGTCGGGCCGTCGAACACACTGGACGTGCCGGTCGGCGTGGCGACGATCAGCACGATGCCCTGTTTGCGGCCCAGGCCGGCCAGATCCTGCAGGGTCGCTTCGAAGCGTTTGGCTTGCGCGCGGTCGGCTTCAAAAAGTCGCTTGTAGATGTTTTCGGCCTCCTCGATGATCACGACCAGCAACGGCAGCGGCTCGTTGAGGCGTAGCACGTGGTCAACGTCATTGGCGCGCAGCAGGCCGGCGCGATACTGGCGCTCGCTTTCGACGGCATCCAGCAGTTCGGCATAGCCCTGCACGGTGTGCGCGTCGGCCTGCGTGTTCCAGTCGATCCCGCCGCGTTCGGCAACCAGAAATTGGCTTGGGTAGCGGTGGGCGATGCTGTCGGCGATGTGCATCACGGCGCGTGATTTGCCCGAGCCGGTTTCGCCGAGTAACAGCCAGTGCGGCTCGCGCTGCGGGACGTAGCCGTCGAGGATCTGGTCGGGCGTGACGCTGATCTTGACAGGCTCAGGCGCCATGAGTTCCGGCAGTCGGACAGCCTCTTTCATGCCCGCGCCGGGCAGGCGGTCAACATGGCCCAGGCCGCCGACTGTGGCGCCCATGATTTGCGCAGCATCGACGATGTGGCTGGTGTCCAGGGTGCCGTCGCGGCGCTCGACGGCGGGCAGCAGGCCCTCATGGGCGTAGATGTGCCTGGCGCTCTTCCAGCGGCAGCGGGCGCGTCCCGCAGCTTCGCCCAGCAGGAAGATGCTTAGCGCCAGTGCGCCCACGTACAGCAGCCCGCGCTGCACATTGATCGAGTCCGGCGTTAGCGCATTGCGCGCCCGGACGTTATCCGGGTCGAACCACATGACCAGGATCAGGCCGCCGAGCATCAAGACGATGCACGCCATCGTAAACACCACGACCTGCACACGTCCATTGCTGGTACTCGTTTTGCCATCGATAGACTGCTGCATCTCAGGACGACCCCAGCGCCGATAGCACCGCGCGGACATCCTCACGGATGCTCGCAACGCGCTCGTTGAGCACCGGCAGACCGCCGGTCTTGGCGAATTGCCGGATAGGTAGCACGGTCCAGTAGCCCGGCGTGATGCCCCAGCCACTGGGATACCAGGGGGGGCAGCCCGCGACCTGCCATAACCGAAACATCTGCTCGATGCGCTGCTCCGGTAGATGCGCCAACAGCCGCGGCGGCAGGAACAGCGGCACGCCGCAGAATGGGCAGCGCAGCGCGAGATCGCTGGACCAGGTGGCCCCGGCGTGATCGCACGCGGACGCGATCATGTCGCCGATCAGCGGGGCGGGCTGGCCGTGGACGAAAGCTGTGACGATGGGCACGGCGCCGCCGTCGACGTCGATGGTCTCGAAGTCGGCTAACGTGTCCGTCGGGAAGGTGTCGATGGTCATGTTATCCCTCTGTGCTCTGTGCTATGATAGGTTCACCCGTGGGCAATCCCTCTGCCACGGTCCCGCCGGCGTATCAGCGCCGGCGGTGTTGTTGCCAGAAGTCTGCTTATCGATACAGAACGTTAGCTCTGTGCGGGCGTGTAGAGCGCCACAGATTCGGCCAGGGCCTGGTCAACATCGTACTTGTCCATCCGCTCCTCGATGTCCGTGACGCGCTGCGCCAGGTCTTTGATCACCTGTCTGAGTTCCCGGATCGTAGGTTCGAGTTCCATCGTTTGTTGCTCCTTACAGAATGTGCAGCCGTTGGCATTTGACAGGCCGCAGCCATGTGGGGCGGTCTGCCACCAGCGGCAGAGCCTCATGCGGCCTCGGCCGCGACGTAGAGCGTGCCGCGCTGCACGTAGTTGTTGGCGTGGAGTTCCACGCCCTCGGGCCGCAACTGGGCGGCGACGACCAACTCGTCGGCCGTGCGGCAGATGAGCTGCGTGGCGGGCCGGCCAGTGTGCGCTTCGAAGGCGTGCAGGGCTTGGTCGATGTTCAGCGTTCCGAACCAAAAGTACGCGGTGTCGTCAGGCATGTTCCCCTCTTGTCAAAGCGGGGCAAATCTGCTATACTCGATTTGCTCCGTGCGTGATGGTGCGGCGCGAACGCTCTCAGGACGGCCCCTGGGGGCGTTCGGTTTAACGGGGGAACGGTTGATCTCATTCCCTCGACCTGGAGGTAGTCCGTTCCCCCGATGTGCCAATGGCCTCTTCGTTCCTCTCTCCGTCGTAATCGTACTCTCCAGCGCGGGCCATGCGCGCCAGGCGTTCGACGGTTGCCATTTCGTCCCGGAGTTCGGCCAGTCCGGCGAGCATGGCCGGATCCATGCGCGCCTTTGCGAGCTTGTATACGGCTTGCCACGCCGTCTGCGCCTCCCGGCAGTGTTGCATGATGTCATCGAGCGCCCACTGCGTCTTGTTGGCGAGCCTGGTGGGTGTCGCCATCATTCGCCATCCTCGTGATCCAGAATGCGCAGAAAGGCGTCGTGATTCTTCTGGTAGTGGATCAGCGAGCGGGCGATGATGCCGACGGACGATGCGCCGATGATGGCGCCCAGGGCCAGGACGACGGGCCAGCCGATGAAGGGCCCGGCGATCAGGAGATCGCAGCCGACGCCGATGACGACGCTGAGCCAGGTGACGCGCTCGACGATGTAGCGGCCGACGGCGGTGAACTCCAGAAACGCGGCGTAGGCGATGCCCCACGCCAGGCCCAAAAGAATCCCGAATAGGATGCTACTCGTTTCCACGGTTCCTCTCCTACGTTTGTTCTGATAATGCCAGTTCTCGCAACGGGCGATCACGCAGGATCGCCCCAACGGGATCAGACGTTGAATTTCAACTGTTTGGGCATGACGTGGCCGACGATGCGATCCCCGCGGTCATCGGTGGGGGTGGTGAGCACCGCATCGGTGTAGATCTGCGTCGTAGCAATCGACTTGTGGCCGGCGGTCTTCTGAAGCTCAAAGATGTCGGCGCCGTCGTCTTTGCGAGCGCGCAGCCCGGCATGGCGGAGGCCATGATTGTGACACAGCGCCTCATCGACGCCGGCCGATAGGCCGTAACGTTTGAGCAGGGCGTTGACGTAGGAGGCGCTGAGGGGATGCTCGCCCAGGTGATAGTTGGGGATGAGCGGCGCGCCGTCCTTTGTCTTCAGATTGGCAGCGCAGCCATCGTGGGCGATGAACACGTAATCGCTGGCGGCCATCGTCCCCCACCGGCCCGATGCTACGAGGTACTTTTGGATCAGCTCCCAAACGTGGCCGGGAATGGCCTGGCGGCGGTGTAAGCCGCCCTTGTAGACGTAATCAAACCAGTAGCCGGTGGGGCTGTTGTGCAGATCGCCCCAGCGCAGGCCAAGCCACTCGGAGACGCGGCGGGCGGTGGCAAACATGCCGGAGATGATGGTGAGGTTGCGCAGCCCGACCAGCGTTTTGGTGTCGATCTGGCGCAGGATGGCGGCCACATCATCGGTGGACGGATAGACGGCTCTCTCGTAAGGCTCCACCTTGTAGCGGATGCTCCGTGAGCTGAACGGGTTGGCGTGTGACCAGAGGCCATCGCCGGTAGTCGTAACAAAATCACTGGAGGCGTAGCGATAGAATGAGCTGAGCGCGGCGATTTTGCGATTGATGGTTGCGGGCGCCAGCCCCTCGGCGGCCATGCCCTCAACCCACATGGCGGCGTGAATTTTGTTTACTTGCCACTCATGGAGATTCTGCAGACTAAAGAACATGAAGAACTGGATCACATCCCGATCGTAAGCGCGGCGTGAATTGCGCTTGCCGGATTTGCGCTCGATGCTGTTGAGCCACTGCCGGCGGCATTCCTGCCACACGGCATACATCTCGCGCTCTTCTGGTGCGACATACCAGTCTAGTTCGACGCGCTCATCGGGAATCACGATGATGGGTGCGTCCGATAGATCGACATCGGTTTCTGTGATGGTGCGCATTATGTTTTCCTTCTGCCGTGCTGGGACCCACATCCCAGCACGGCGAACAAAAAGGAGGAACCGGACAGGTTCTCAGGCTGTCCAGAAAGCGTCTATCTCAGAAAAGGAGGACCTCATTTGGTTTGCAGTCAGTCTCGTCTTGGAGGGAGGAAATCTGAGATAGGCGCTCTCGGCACAGTCTGATTACACGGTCTCTCTCCAGATCAAGTCCAGCCCCTGGTAACGCCGGTTTTGGGCGATACTTCACGCCGGTTGGTGAACGGCCGTTCGACGGCTTCATCGGGCACGCGGTAGGCGGCGCGGGCGAAGGCTACAGCGCCAGCATCGGGCATGGACCCGGCGCGTTTGATGGTCAGCTTCCACGATTCATCCCCGTCATGCCACAGGATCAGATCGAGATTCAGGCGATTATTGCGATAGGTGCGCTCACCAGGTCGACCAGGCGACCTGGTGAGTTCGGCGGCTTGGTTTTCGCGATGTCGAAGAGAGTGGACCAACGGCGGGTCATGGGAGTGCCTCTACAGCCACCGGATGCACGTAAACTGATGCACCGTGCAATACTTGATGCCGAACACGTAGCGGTATGCGATGCACTGATTGCGCCACGCGACGCAGATACGGGCGCTGTTGCTCTGCGCCGGCGCAGCGTGGACGGCGGCCGGTGCGAGCAGGGTGGCAAGAATGCCGGCGGCGACGATCAGACGTTTGGCGGTGTTGAGTTTCATCGATCCTCCTCGTTGGTGTCGTCGAGATGACGAGCAAGCCACAGGCTGCCGTAGAGTATGGCCGAACAGATGACGAATGTGCCGATGAACAGTGCGATGTTGGCGAGCATCTACAGGATCCCGGCAGCGCAGATCAAGGCCAGGATGATCATAGCGATGAAGCCCACCATGAGCATGAGAAAGGCTTCCATGAGTCCCCTCCGTGTGGTGATAATCAAGATTCTCACTGCAATCCGATCTGGTTACTGATCGGCTGACGATCCTCGGGCCTGATCTGCAATACCACCATCCGCCCATCGGCAAGCGCCTCACGCATCCGCTTCCAATCCTCGACGATGACCTGCAACGCATTGGAAAACGATCTGTGATCCTGCGCGGCAAAGTCGGCCACGATCTGCTTCTGCGATGGGAAAAAACTGACGGTGGTAAAAATCGCCTTGCTGGTTTCTTCCATATAACCTCCGCTCATCCATCGAATCGTTATTCTGAGATACATATATCATAGCTCATTATCATTGTCAATACCCAATGTGGCGAAGTGCGCTAACGTTAAGGTTGGAGATCAGCCCGTGTTGCTGGAATTTGTATTATCACAACAGAGGGGTGTACAAAGTCGCGATGGGCCGCTTTTGGGGGGCCTTCGGGGTTACCGGAGCGCGCATAGTGCGTTGGCGCGCACGCCTTGTCAATAGATTTCCGGTTGAAGCGAGAACGGATGTTATCAACACGGCGCCGTAACTTCTGCGGGGAGATTTACGTCTAGGGGATTGACATACTATGCGCGCCGTGGTAGAATGTGTGTGTCATGGAACAATACCCCACTCCAGAAACCGTCGACGCAGTTGCGCGGTTTGTCCGAGAGGAGGCCGCACGGCTGGTGGGTACTGGGGTAAACTGGAAAATCACGTTGAATGGCTCGGCAGGTGGCAATGTGCGGGCGGTGGTCGAAACGTATTCTGATGTCATCAAACGCACTGAGCAGGTGAGCCAACAGAGCTAACAATTCAGATCGCGTTACCCGGAAGGGGCGTACTCGTTATGAGTGCGCCCCTTTTTGTTGTCTCGCACGGAGTAGATCATGGATGACCCAGCACGGCAGATATCCCGGGAAGTTGAGCCGCCGCCATCGCAGGCGACCGATCCGCTGTTGTATCGGCTGGTGGTGGGTTTCCTGGGTGCGGCCATGATGACGGCGATCCTGTTGGTGGGCCTGCTCAGCTACCAGGGCAAGCCCGGCTCGGATCTTCTGATCGCCGTGCCGTCGGCCGTGGTGGGCGGGCTGATCGGGATGCTCGTGCCCTCCCCGGTGCGCAAATGACCTTTGATGATGACGGCAGCCGAGCTACGCACGTTTCTGGCCGAGAAGTTTTCGGATACAGAATTGCGGGTGCTGGCGTTCGACCTCAACATTCCGTTTGAGGATTTAGGCGCACCAGATAGCGGCAAAGCCGCACGCGTGCAGGCGCTCATCGAATGGTGTAATCGACATGACCGATACGCAGACCTTGACCGGGCGGCGCGCAATGCTCGCACAACGCAATCTACCAGCCAGCCCGGGCTGCCGATGAATGACTGGGGGCCAGCGGGCATCGAGCGCATGGTGCGCAATATGGATGAGTTACGTGCGGACGTGGCGGAGCTGATGGTCAAGATCGAAAGCCAGAACCAGCGGTTGGCGACGTTGGAGAAGCATCTCGACCGCTTCATCGAGCGGCCGCAGGCGGTCGGATGGCAGACGTGGGCGGTGGCAGTCATCGGGCTGGCGCTGGCCGTGGTGTTGTTGTACACGGTGGGGCAGCTTTTGCTTAACGGGCACTGATGGCAGATTATCCCCGGGAGGGCGTCGTCCTGCTGTACGCGTTGTTGTGCGCGACGCAGCTCTACCTGGCGCTGCTATGGGCGCTGGGCAAGTTCAGGCCGCTCGGCGTTGTCTGGAATACGCTGACCTACGTCGTGCTAGGCAGCGTGTTTGCCCTGACGACGCTGGGCACGTTTCAGCCGCCGTTCATCAATCTCGTTGAGCAGCGTTGGCTGCTGCGGGCGGGCTATAGCGCGTACTTGGTCCTGTGTGCGTATGCGATCCTGACGCACTGGTTCTCGCTGTTCCGGCAGACGATTCGGCGCGATGCCGAGGATGCCCGGCGCATTGCGGAAGCGCGGCAGATCGTGGCCGAGGATCGGCAACGGCTGAAAGAGGATGCCGCCCAGCAAACGAAGCAGACGGCCCGGCATCATCCTGAGAGCAATAAGCCAGAGCAGATTGACCGTGATCAAGTCTTCACAGTGAAAGCCAGGGTGGGCACGCCTGGGATGGATCGGCTCGCCGGGGCGTGCCAGCGGGGCGACGTGAAGTGGTATGAGGCGTGTCGGTGGGTTGACCAGTACGTGGAGGCTGCCGCACAGCGGGCAGTCGTCGAGGCGATTGACAAGCTCGCCAGCGCGGATCCGCAACAGTGGGACGTGCTGCGCGTAGCCATAGCGCAGGATGCCAATGGGGCGGCGGCGGTGCCGCCGATGGGCCAGAAATGACAAAAGCAAAGTCGCCTGAGAGTCCCCACTTTCCCGATGGTGTGCTGACCGGGGCGGTGGCTGAGCTTCAGGCGCATCCGCAAAACTACAATCGCCACGGCGAGCCGCAGGTGACCGACCTGATGACCTCGCTGCGGCGCTTTGGGCAGCGTAAGCCGATTGTGACCTGGCGGGAGACGATCCTGGCGGGGCATGGCCTGGTGGAAGCGGCGCGGCGCTTGGGCTGGCCGGCGGTGTGGATTGCGTGCGCCGGCGCAGCCCGCCGAAGATCCGGGCGCACAGCTCGACAAGGCGGAGGAGCTACAAGCCAAGTGGAACGTGCAACCCGGCGACCTGTGGGGTATGGGCGACCATCGTCTACTCTGCGGCGATTGTCGGGAGCCTGCTTCCTGGACACGTCTGCTTTCGGGCGTCAAGGCCAATGGCGTTTTCACGTCCCCGCCCTATGCCGAGCAGCGCAAGGAGCAATACGGCGGGACGCCAGCCGCCGAATACGTGGCATGGTGGGAAGCGGTGCAGGCCAACGTCAAGGCGCATCTCGCGCCCGATGGTTCGTTCTTCGTGAACATCAAGCCGCACTGCGCAGACGGCGAGCGGGTGCTGTACGTGTTTGATCTCGTGCTGGCGATGAAGCGGGAATGGGGTTGGCGCTTCGTGGATGAACTTTGCTGGAAGAATCAGGGAATGCCCGGTCTTTACGGCGACAGACTCAAAAACCAGTTTGAGCCGGTCTATCACTTTTCGGATGGGAAATGCAAGACGCGTTTCGAGTCAGTATCATTTCAGTCCGATAACGTGCCAACGAAATCGAGAGGAAGCAATTCCAGTATGCAGGGCGTGGCCGATCCATTTACGGAGCGGGGAGAGGGACGCGCTTTCCCCGGCAACGTCATAGATGTGTCTTCTGCATCGGGTGGGGACTACACGCTTGGGCACGCCGCAGCCTTTCCCGTCGCGTTGCCCGACTTCTTCGTGCGCGCCTACTCGGACGCGGGCGACGTGTGGCTTGATCCGTTTTGCGGCAGTGGCACGACCATCGTCGCCGCGCACAACAACAAGCGGCGGGGCATGGGTATCGAGATGCTTCCGAAGTATTGCGCTGTGATTCTGGAACGGGTCAGCGGCCTGGGGATTACGCCGGTGCTGGTGTCTTGATAATCAAGCTTACCGCAAGGGGCAGACGTGGCGGCTGAGTGGGAAGCGGCGGTTTCCTCCGCTTTGGCGGGGTTGAGAGAGCCGCACAGGGAGAAGAAGAAAGCGACGATCATCGCCCTGGTGGATGCGCGATTGGCCGGAAGGTCCGAAGAAACGATCTGGAAGCGGCCCGAGGTGTGCAATCGGCGCACCTATCACATGCGCTGGAAGCAAGAGCCGGACTTTGCTGAGGCGCTCGAAACGGTCACAAAGCTGGCGATAGATTGGAAGGACACGCGCAGCGTCAGGGCGCTGCAAGATGCGGCGGAGCGGTTGGCGCTCGCCAGTCCGGTAGCAGTCGGCAAGGTGATCAGCCTATTGGCATCGCAGGACGAAAGCATTCTACTGCGCGCCGCATTCGGCATCTTGGATCGGGCGGGCCTGGAGACGGCGACGAAGGGAACGGTATCGCAGGAGAGTGGGGCGGATGATGCCAGGGCCAAACTCGCCAAGCTCCTCGCCGGCCGGGCGGGAAGCGCAGATGTTGGCGGCGCTGGCGGGGCTGACGGATCATGAGGTCAATGCGCTGCTCTACGATTGGGCGCAGTGGGCCAGGCCGGAACAGATCCCGCCGGCGTGGGACTGGCGCTGCTGGCTGATCCTGGCGGGGCGTGGGTGGGGCAAGAGCCGCACCGGGGCGGAGTGGGTCAGAGCGCAAGTGCGCACGAGTCCCCTGGTCAACCTGATCGGCGCGACGGCCGACGACGCCAGGGACATCATGATCGAGGGCGAGAGCGGCATCCTGGCGATCTGCCCGGCGGGAGAGCGGCCCCGGTATCTGGCGAGCAAACGGCAGCTCGCCTGGCCGAATGGGGCGAAGAGCCTGATCTTCACCGCCGACGAGCCGGAACGCTTGCGGGGCAAGCAGCACATGCGGCTGTGGGCCGATGAGTTGGCGAGCTGGCGGTATCCTGAAGCGTGGGATCAGGCAATGATGGGGCTGCGGCTCGGGCGGCATCCGCAAGTGGTGGTCACCACGACGCCCAGGCCGACGACGATCATCAAGGATCTGGCGAAAGCCAAGACATCGCACGTTACCAGAGGCAAGACTTACGACAATGCGCCGAACCTGGCGCCGGAGTTCCTGAATCAGATCATCTCGAAGTACGAGGGAACCCGGTTGGGGCGGCAGGAGATCGCCGGGGAGATCCTGGACGACAATCCCGGCGCATTGTGGAAGCGGGACAACATCGACGCCGGGCGGGTGATCAAGGCGCCGGACCTCCAGCGCATCGTCGTGGCGATTGATCCGACGGCGACGGCCGCGGGAGATGAGGCAGGGATCATCGTGGCGGGCGTGGCGGGTGAGCAGTTCTACGTGCTGGAAGATGCCAGCCTGCACGGTTCGCCGCTCCAGTGGGCGAGCGCGGCGATCACGGCCTTTCACAAGTTCAAGGCCGACCGGATCATCGCCGAGGTGAACAACGGCGGCGAGATGGTCGAGCAGACGCTGCGCACGGTGGATCGGCAGATCCCGTACACGGCCGTACACGCCAGCCGGGGCAAGCTCACGAGAGCGGAGCCGGTAGCAGCGTTCTATGAGCAGGGACACGGGCACCACGTCGGGGCCTTCCCGCTCCTCGAGGACGAGATGTGCCAGTGGGAGCAGGGCGGCGCCAGCCCGAACAGGCTCGACGCGCTGGTCTGGGCGGGCACGGAGCTGCTGGTCAACCGGAAACGGTCAATGCGGCCGTTGTGATAATGCAGGTTACAGGAGCAATCAACATGGCTGATCTATTTCCGATCCTGGGCACACCGATTCCTCCGCTCGAACCTGAGACGCCATACAGCGGCCTGCTGATCTGGCTGTCGATGGCTCCGAAGTTGGATCATCCTGGCATCGTGGACGCCAACGCCTCGATCATGGCGAAACCGTATCGCATCCTCAAGGATGGCTCGATTGACGTAGCGCCGGAGAGCATGACCAAGACGCTCTCCATCGGCTCGGCCATCGAAGCCGTCGAGAGCAAGAGCGAGATCGGCGCAGCGGTGGCGGAGATCGGCGCGATCCTCAGCAAGTACCTGAGCACGGGGCTGTAACATGGCTACCATCGTCGCGGCGGCAACGGGCGCTTGGAGCGCGGGCGCAACCTGGACAGGAGGCGTTAAGCCCGGCGTCGGAGATATCGCGCAAACCGGCGCGTACACCGTCACGATTGACCAGGACGTGACGTGCACGACTATCGAAGCCACGTCCAGCGGCCATTTCGAGGTCACGAGTGGCGGCAAGACGATCAACGCCAACTACGTCATGAACACGACGTATCCGACCAATGGCGGTCTGCGCTGCACACATGCGGCTGGTACAGTCACCCTCAACGGCAACGTCACCGGCGGCGCACAAGTGGCCGTTGGCAACAACGCGGCAGGTACGCTGACGATTGTCGGCACGGTGACAGGCGGTGGCGGCAGTAATTGTTTGGGTGTCAAAAATGCCTCCTCCGGCATCCTAAACGTGACGGGCAACGTTACTGCTGGTTCGGGATCGGCGTCGCATGGCATCCAGAACGCATCAACGGGCACGGTCAACATCACCGGCGACGTGGCGGCTGCTGCCGGTAGTGGCACTCAGGGCGTAAATAACTACAGCACGGGCACGGTTACGATCACGGGCAATGTGGCATCATCGGGCGGCGCGGGCACCTGCTATGGCGCATACAACGCGGTGGGCGGCACGATCAACATTTCGGGCACCAGCACGGGCGGCAGCGTGGCCACCAATGTCGGCGCATACAATGTTTCTACGGGCACCATTTCGGTGGACAAGGCAGTTGGCGGTTCAGCATTCAATACGCCTGGGCTATCAGGTGCGGTTTCCGGTGGTACGACCACCTACAAGCACATCGGCTCGCAGGCAAATGGTAACTCAGCACTTCACGGTTTCTGCAAGATGGCGTTGGATGCCGACTACAATGTGATCGTCGTCAAGGATTCGGCGGGCGACGATATATCAATGTCCAACGACTATCCGGCTGTTACCGATGTCAAGGATGGCGTCATCTACAATCGCACGACGCTCGAAGGCACATACGTGGGCGCCAGCGGCGGCTTCCAGCAATCCGGGCAGGGCTTCGGCTTCAAGAGGTAGACGATGGCAAACAGCGTGACACATTCCAAGAATACGCCCGTTTATGGCTCAAAACATACGCTCTTTCTGGAGTTCCGCAAATCTGACGGCACGACGCTCAGCCCTGCAACGCTTGACAGCGAGGTCTCGAAAAACGGCGGCACGTTCGCCGACTGTTGGGAAGAGGTCACGCTGCTGAAAGAGGTTGGCGGCGCGGTCGATTCAGCATACGGTTATCTGACGCTGACCGCGGCCGAGATGGGCGCCGATACCGTTACGCTGCAAATCAAGAGCGCCAACTGCGTCACCATCGGCCTGCAACTCTTTCCAGAGCGCATTATCGAGGTGGTCGATTCCACAGCGCAAGCCGGCGACGCTGGCGAGATCACCCTGCACGCAACCGAGAGCGCCATCGAAAACATCTATCGGGGCATGTATGTGCAAATCTGGGCCAACACCGGATCGGGCCAAGTGCGCCATATCACGTATTACGACGGCGCGTCTAAAATCGCGACGGTTGCGCCAAACTGGGAAGTCAACCCGGCAGCCGGTTCGTCGTATCGTATCGGGACGCTGGAATCACAATCAGTCAACGCGACGCACCTCGACGCCGATGTGAGCAGCGTAGGCGGTGGCGGCGGTCTCACGGCGCAACAGACGCGCGACGCCATGAAGCTGGCACCCACGGCGGGCGCACCTTCGGCGGGCAGCGTTGACGAGCACCTCGATGAGATTCTGCTGGATACCGGCACGACACTACCGGCAACGTTGGCCGCATCGGCGGCGGCTGTTTGGGCTAACGCCACGCGCACGCTCACGCAGGTGCAGACCTCCGTGATTGCCGATCCCGACGCCGACAACCTGGAGTGCGTCATCGCCACTACTTTCACGGTCACTTGGTCGGGGCTGAACATCGGGGCCACCTGGACAGCCATCGTGTTCACGGCGAAGAAGCTGCTCGACGGGGCCGACACCACGGCGCTACTACAGGTGCTCATCAGCAATCCGGGGGCCGGCGGCGACGGCTTGCAGCGGTACATGGGACTGGCAGGCGGCGGGTACTTGGCGAAGGCGGCGCTGACGGTCGATCAGCCTAACGGCGCGGTTACGCTGCTGATCCAAGACGACGTGACGGCGCTGCTGACCAAGCAAAAAGTCTATTACGATCTGAAGCTGATGCTGGCGGATGGCTCATCGAGCATCCTGGTGGATGGCACATTTGACGCCGTCTACACGCCGACCATGACGATCAATCTGTAGTGATAATGCAACTTCTCGCAACGGTGGGCCGGCTGTTGCTGACAAAAGAGGCAGTGTGAACGTATTCGACCGGGCATCAAAAGCACTCCGAGCGGCGGTGATGCAGTGGTCGGGCGGCTTCTCCGGCTGGAGCCTGGCCTCGCTGCTGGGACGCACGAAGTTCGACTACGCCGGCCAGGTGCAGGGCAACGGGCGGGGCAATTCGGCGGTGGAAGCGTGCGTGCGCTGGATTTGCCGCACGTTTCCCGAGGCGCAGCTCCAGGTGCTCCAGATGCAGCGCGATGGGACGGAGATCGCCGTGCCCGATGCGCGGCTGATCAGCCTGCTCCGCAAGCCGAACCTCTACTACTCCGGAGAGCTGCTGTGGCGGGCGACGTTGGCCGACTGGACGGTGAGCGGGAACGCCTACTGGCTGAAGATCCGCAACGGGATGCGCGAGCCGGTGGAGCTCTGGTGGCTGCCTGAGCATCTGGTGCAGCCGTGGTGGCCGCAGGATGGCAGCGCCTATCTGAGTTATTACATTTACACGCCGAATGGTGCGCAGATCAACTACGACCCGGCCGACATCGTGCATTTCCGGGACGGCATGGATCCGACCAACACGCGCAAGGGGCTGAGCCCGTTGGGCAGCTTGTTGCGGGAGATCTTCACGGACGATGAGGCGGCCAACTACACGGCCAGCCTGCTGCGCAATGTGGGCGTGCCGGGGGTGATCATCGCTCCGGACACCGACGAGGTCAACGTTACGCCGGACGATGCGAAGGCGATCAAAGCGGAGTTCAAGCAGCTTTCGAGCGGCGACAATCGCGGCGATCCGATGGTGATGCCGGCGCGCGTGAAAGTGACGCCGCTAGGCTTCGATCCGCAACAGATGGACGTGAAAGCCCTGCGGCGCATCCCGGAAGAGCGGGTATCAGCCGTGCTTGGCGTGCCCGCGATCGTGGCCGGCCTGGGGGCCGGGCTGGACCGCTCGACATTCGCCAACATGAGCGAAGCGCGGGAGATGGCTTACGAGAGCAACATCATCCCGAATCAACGGCTGTTCGCTGCGGATCTGACCAGCCAGCTCCTGCCCGAGTGGGATGCGACGGGCAAACAGCGCGTCGCGTGGGACTACCGCAATGTGCGGGTGCTGCAGGAGGACCAGAACAAGCTTTGGGTGCGTGTCGATACGGCCGTGCGTGGCGGCTGGCTCACGGTGGCACGCGCGCAGGAGATGGTCGGCGAGCAATCCGAGGCAGCGGATAACGTCTATCTGCGCTCTTCTTCCAGCGAGGAAGTGCAGATCGGCGAGATTCGGGAGCCGGCGCCGGTGCCGGCAGCGTTGACGACGGACGGCGGACGACCGACGGCCGACGGGACGACGGAGGACGAAGCGCCGGCAGATGAGACGCCGCCGGCAAAGGGGCTGCGCCAGGTCGAGACCAAACGCCGGGGCATGACGCCGGCGCAACGCAAGCTCCTGGCACGCCTCGAGCGTGACCGCATCCGGCTCATGGCGAAATTCGCCGCCGATCTGAGTGACGCCTTCGAAGGCGTGGCGGCTGATACGATGATTGTGGTTGACGGCGCGCTGGCGGGTGCGGCTTTCCGGGTTGCGCTCACGGGCGGTGAAATCGTGCAGGTCGCCTTGCCGGAAGCTATCGACGCCACGTTCAAGGTGTTGTACACGGCAAATTTTGAGTCCATTTTCTCGACAACCATGCTGACGGTGACGGATACACTGAGCCTGCCGATCAGCGTGATGATCGAGGATCCCATCGCGCGGGACATGATCCGCAACTGGGCGACGCGCAAGGGCCTGGCCGACATCACGACGCAGACACGCGAGGCGATCATGGCGGCGCTCGCCGACGGTAAGGCGGTGGGCGATGGGCCGGAGGCGCTGGCCAGGCGCATCCGGGGCTATGTCGAGGGCCGGGATATGTATCCGGGCGTGTACCAGGAAGCCTTCGACCGGGCCAAATTGCGCGGTTGGGGCGATGTGGCGGCCGAGAAGGCGGGTGATCGGGCGGCCCGGCAGTATCGCAGCGAGACGATTGCACGCACCGAGACAGGGACCGCCATGAACAAGACGAACATCACGGCGTGCCGTGTCAACCCGCTGGTCAAGGCGATGAAGATTTTTGATGGCGATGATTGCGGGTTACGTTCCCATGATGACCCGGAGAAGGCTGACGGTATGATCGTGAGCTTCGACGTTGCGGACGAATATCCGTTGGCGCATCCGCGCTGCTTACGCGCGTTTTCAGCGATTGTCGAGGAAGCCTGATTGCGCGCGCAATCAAAGTTACCTGCAGTGTGCTGATAAAACTCTAGGAGGATTCGATGGCTATTGCTGCGATAACAACTGTTACTCACACGGCCGTGACCGTGGGGGCGGCGACAACGGTCGCTAAAGCGGCCAACGCTGACCGCAAATGGCTGTTGCTGGTCAACGATTCCGACGAGACGGTGTACGTCAAGATCGGGGCGGCGGCTGTCTTGAATCAGGGCATCCGCATCAACGCAGCGGGCGGCTCGCTCGAATTGACCGGGGGCAGCCTGTACGTCGGGGCGGTCAATTGCATCTGCGCGAGCGGCGGGAAGATCCTGCTCATTTCCGAGGGGGTGTAACATGCCTCTGAGCAATCCACTGGCGGCCACGGTCGCCGATATATCGACGGTACAGAATGCGCTCTACGGCGCGGCCGGCATCGCAGCGTATCCGGCAGCAGCGGCGGCGGCGAATGATGTGAGTCTGGCGGAGGTGCTGCGCTACATCCAAGAGACGCAGCTCGGCACGCTGACCAACACCGGGGGCACGCCGTCATTGGGCGCGATCCTGGGTGACGTGGCGAATGAGCCGATCTACAATCGCCTCTACGAAATCGAGCGCCACTTCCACAATTACGAACGCTGGTTCGGCAAGGCGGTCGCGGGCACGGAGACGGCGACGCACTTCGCTGCCCGCATCGGCAAGACCGAAGCGGGCGGGGCAGAAGTACCCTTCCGGATCGACGCCGGAAATGATACGTGGGGAACGTGGGTGCAGCTCTTGGGCGAGGATGATACGCCAGCCGTGGCGGGTAACACGAAATGGGACATGCACCGCCTGATGATCGTGGACATGGAGCGGGACGCCAGTACGCATTTCATACAGATCGGCTTCGGCGCAACCGGGGCGGCGGCGCTGCTCGCCAATACCTATACGGAGTTTGTCTACAAGCCGCAAGCGACCAACACCGAGGAAACGCCGATCGACGTGATGACGCGCCGGCAGGCGAATGATACGCTGGCCTGGGCGCGCGTTATGGTGATTGGCGCTGACACAGGGACGGTCGATTTCTACCTGGGCCTGCACGAGTACATTGTGTGAGGGTGAGATGGCACTGACTCAACGCATTGGCAAGTGGATCGAAGGCACGGGCGGCTTGAATCTGACGATCACGCCATTCGAGGAGCGCGCCGACAAAGACGAGTGGAAGGGCGATCAGGTGTGGCGCATCGTGGACGTGTTCACGACGCATGAGGGATCGTGGGAACTGTCAAATGACTTCGGCGGCGTTGACGACTGGGCGAAGAATGATTACTGGTCGGGGGCCAAGTTCGACGGCGCGGGCGGCTCGCATCATTTCTTCATCAAGCGGCGCGATGCAGCCGGCAACGACATGCCAGGAGCAGGCCTCATCTGGTCGCAGAATGGTGCGCCGTGGATCCTCCGCAACGCCAAGAACGACGGTTCGGAGAACATCGTTCTGGAGAATACCTATGATCCCTCGAAGGGCGCGCACGGCTCATGGCGGGGCACCATCGTCGGGCCGGCCGATGTGCTGAATGGCGTCGATATGCCGCTGCTGAGCGGGTACACGCAGCATGTCAGCACCTTCGTCGTCTTTCAGGCGGAGCCACGGACGGTGGAGCCGGATCCCGATCCCGATCCGGATCCCGATCCAACGGGTGACCTGGCGGGCGTGGTGACGGCGATCACCGGCCTGGCGGCGCAGGTCAAGCGGCTGGCGGATCATCTCGGGGCGGCGTAGGTTGTGGTGATAAGAACTCTTACCGGGTCAATGGAGGAATAGCGATGGCTGAGATCAAACGTTTCAAGGCAAAGGTAAAATTGCTGGAATCCGAAGACAGCGGGCGCGTACAGGCCATGTTTTCGGTTTTCAACATGCGGGATAGCGACCATGACGTTGTGCTGCCATCGTTTTTCATGGACGGCCAAGAGATGGTCATGTCGTCCTGGGGACATGACTGGGGCACGTTGCCACCCGGCAAGGGCATCATTCGCGTCATGCAGGAGGGGGCGGTTTTTGATGGGGCATTTTTCATGGATACCGATAGCGGCCTGCAACACTATCGGACAATCAAAAATCTAGGCGGGTTGCAAGAGTGGTCTTTTGGGTTCAGTGTCAACGAATCCAAAATAGGCCGCTTTGACGATGGGATTGATGATCCGGTGCGCTATCTGATCGCTGGCGAAACATATGAGGTCTCTCCCGTGCTGATCGGCGCAAACAGAGATACACGCACACTGGATATCAAGGGGCATTCGGCCTACGCCGATGAAGGCGAAACG